CCGGCAACGCGGCACATATATCGATGTGCGCTCCTACAACGGTGGTACGTTGACAGGCGCGACACTAGGTATACAAGCTGCGCACTGGGATCACTACGCCTATATGGGCGATGTGAATCATTCACAGGTCAGAGTTAAACCTGTGGATTCTCTTCGGATTGACGCCTCGTTTATGAGCGTCAATCATACCCAACATTTGGCGAGTAATACTAATCTCAGAGATGAAATCTCTGGGAATAGTGATTACTCGGCAATCATTGGGCTGGAATGGGCGAAGAACAATCTTCCTCCCTCACCCCCTTCTGGGGCAGCCATTGCCAACTTGACCGATGAGGCATTTAATGCCTTCCACGATCAAGTCCCGCAAGAAGTTGATGTAACAAACTTCTTGTTGGATCTCCGCGAGATGGGGTCTCTTATCCCATCCTTAGCTGAGAACATGGCAAAGACTGTCAGTGGTGGATTTTTGGCTTACTCATTCGGGTGGAAACCCTTCTTGAGTGACCTTAAATCCTTGGGTGGCCTTGCCGCGAATGTCGCAGATCGTTTAGAGTATCTGCGAAATTCATACGGTAAGGTAACTCGGTTAGGTTACAAAGGGACTTGGGCCTATGAAGGTCCCGAGACCATTAGTTACCTACCCAACACCCGCTACACCTTCAAACTCCGGAAGTCTGAACGAGTATTTAGGGCAGGTTGTTACCTGTTCCATTTACTCGAACACCTTTCTGGGTTCGAAGGTCAGTTGAGGGCTTTCTCAAGTGCCCTCGGTCTGCTCAACCCTTCTGCAGTTGTATGGGAGAGAATACCATACAGCTTTGTTGCAGATTGGTTCCTGAGGACCGATGGCATTGTGAACTCGTTGAAGCTTCAGCCCTTCTCAGGGCTTTGGCAACTTCGAGACGTTTCCCATTCCTATACGCAAGTACTGGAATGGGATGTCTACTACATCGATTCTGCTTACGTCGAATTATCGACTGAGCAGCTAGTTGGAGTAGTTCACGTGAGAAAGTATGGAAGATTTCCTGGTCTTCCTGTCACGGCGTCGATTCTCTCGACGCCGGGACTTACTACCGGTCAGCTGGCGCTCGCCGCTGCCCTAATCGGTGCAGCATCAAAGTAGATGCTGGAGTCAACTAGGGTCATACCTCCAATGACGTAGGTGTTACCCTGACGCGACATGAAGGGAGCTCACTGTGGCTTTCACTGACGATCTTGTTCTCGATGACGTATCGGGCGACGATGTCACCTATCG